CATATCCGCAAGAGCTAAATAGTTGTCTCCGAATAATCCTTTTACTGGACGCGGTGTTAAATGCGCTAAATTGGCTAATGTAGCCGGCGCGGTTGCAAATCCTGTTGCCATAATTTTTCTTATTTAATGTGTTTAAATTTTTTAATTCTCAGTTTTGAATCACTTCCCCCGGAATCAACAGATCTAACTGACCAACCATTCGGTGCTTTAACATCCTCGTGAACGCCTCTCGCGCCCATTTGTACGTTTTTCGAATTGGTTATACTCGTTTTCATCGCATCGGCTTTCCCTTGCTCATAAAAATGATTTGCAATTGAATCTGCATTCATAGCTGTAAATAACCCCTTATGGTAACCCGCGGCATCTGACATCGCATTATCTTTGTCCAAGAACTTCTTGACGAAATTGTTAATGTCACTTTGGGTCTCCTTAATAGAAGGTGCGTCTTTAACTTTAAAACGGAATTTTTTGTCCCCAACCTGATAATCAAAACCTTTGAAATCTTGGTTAAAAACATTTTCTGTTTTGTTTAAAAACACCTCTGATTGCTTTTTAGCTAATTGAGTTGCTGTTTCGTTTTCTTTTGTATAGCGATTGAAAAACTCTACCGCTTTCTTTTGTTCAGGTGCTAATCTAGCTCCTCCACGAATTTCTTCGTAGTACTTATTTTTCATTCCCGTTAAATGAGCTTTAGCTTTTGCTAATTCTTCTCTTCGGGCTAATTTTTTTCTTTTAACATCTCGCTCTTCGTCAAATTCTTCGTCATAAAGAAAATTGTCTTCCATTAGGAAATCAATATCTTCTTTTTCTAAATGAGGCTTAGTGTTTGCATAGTATTCTTTTAGCAATTGGTCCTCGTTTAAATCTTCGTAGTTTTGATTAAGCTTAACGTAATCTTCCAGTGAGCCACTGGTTTCATTCATAAAGTCTATCACCTTCTGAATATTCTCAGGTAATTCAACGCCTGCGTTCGCTCCCACTATAGCTTGCTCAACTTGTTCGGTTAGCTCTTCTACCTGTTCCACTACCTCTTCTTCTGTTACCTCTTCTAAAACGGCCTCCTCGATAGCTGCTTCCAATACAGGTTCTGCTGGCGTTTCTGCAATTGGCGTTTCTGCAATTGGCTGTTCTTCAACTGGTTGCTCAATAGGTGTTTCTGTTACGGGTTCAGCGAATTTACCCATGTCTAGTTTAATTGTTCCGTCGTCGCCCATTGATGTCGGGCTTGTATCATCAACCGCAACTTCCGTTACTGGCTGTTCTACAATTTCTTGATTTTCTTCCATGATAAAATATTATATAATTATTGTTACTATTATTATTACTTAGGATCGAACGCACCTAAGCCAAATCCTCCGCCCATTACGTCATTTCCTGAAGACTCAAAGTTTTTGGCTGGAGAATCGTTCTTTCGCTGCTCAATCATTTCACTTTGCTGAGTCCCTTGTATTCGCGTTCTTTGATCTTTGCGATCTTCCATTTCCTTCTCCTTGGCTTTGTTTTTGTCTATCTCAAGACCCTTAAGCTGCATGTTGTACTGGAACTCTAATTCCATTAGTTCTTTCTTAGCTTTTACTTCAGCGGACATTTCTTGCTGCTTTAGAGTACCTTTAAGTTGTTCTAGTTGCGATTTAGTTTGAAATAGAGCTTGGTCTTTTTGTATTTCTGCTTGAGCAGCAACTTGTTGTGCCTGGGCATTAGCCTGGGCTTGAGCTTGTATGTTGGCTTGTTGTTCTTCCTGCAGCCTAGCTTGTCTTTGCTTTTGCTTAACCTTCAATAATTGGTTAGCTAGCTTTATATTTCTTACCTCTCGTATATCTATTGCATCAGACAAATCTATAGAGCCTTGTTGCAAAGCAATTTGAACATTGTTTTCGAGCATTTGAGATTCTTCTTCGTCAGGCATTAGTTCCAGGGATATTCCGAAGTCGTGCATATATAAATTTGACATTTCCTCCAAGATACCTACATTGAATCTACCTATTTTAGTTATAAATGCTTCTTTAGCTGGATGGTACTCTATTATATCCGATATTCTAAGTGACAAACATTCGCAAAGCTCTCTTGTTAAATACAAACCAGAATCCAATATATGCCTTGTTGCGGTGTTTGAATTTGCCGCCGCTAACTTTTGCACCCCTACTAATGCTCTAGAGTCAGGTGTAGAACCATCTCTTGCTTCGTTCAATCCAGTTACATCTCTTATCATTTGCAGATAATAGTTGTACGTGGATATTAATGTTTGTAGCTTTTGACCACCGCTGCCAGTAGGCACTTCTTGTATAGGCACTTTACCAGGATTCATATCTCCCTCTTGTGTAAATGATCTACCTATTATAGAACCCGTTTGAAAAAACATATTTAATGCTTCCTGCGGATTGTAATTTGTACCGTTACCTAAATCAACCTCGTTGATTCCATCGGCATCAAGATAAACACCGTCAGGTATCATTCTTTGTAGTACTTGTTGTAATTTCAAGTGAGTCAATTGCACCATATCCGCAAATCCTGTACACTTGCTTACTAATGATTCTATTCTACCCTTATACATTCTAGGAGCAGTAATAGCGTAATTCATTTTAACCTTAGATACATCACTTTTAGGGCGCATCATGTTTTTTGCCATTTCCCACTTAAGCATAATATCAGCACCAACAATCATTACCCCTTCGTAAAGTACTTCAAGTGATCTTGACATTTTACCAAATTGCTCCTCAAGCATTTCTACTGGTGGATCAAACTGATCATCTCTTACTATTATCTTAGTTGCTCCTGTAGAAGTTTCTTTAACTTTGTATACTTCATTCATGTAAGTTTTATAATTAAAGTATAAAACCTGTATGACGTTTGAATCTCTATTGTTATTGTACTCGTTGCTCACATTAGTATCAAAGACGCCGTAATTTTGTGTTCCTTGTTGCTGGATTCTTTCTAATTGATCCTGCGTTAAATTTGGGAATTGCTTTTTAAGCTCGTTTATAGGTACAAATTTTACTTCACCAGCATAATATATGTCTTGAAAATAAGGATCCTCAGTATAAGAGTATACTAAATAAGCTGGATCAACGTAATCAATAGTTACCCCCTCTGATTCTGAAAAGTTATTTTTAACAGCTCCAATACCCAAAGTCGCAAGATCTAAGTAAGTTCTTCTTTTTGTTAAATCATATCTGTTCTCATCAAGTAATGTGTTAAGAGCAGTTTCCTCCGCTATTTCAATACCTTGCTTGTAAGTAAGTTGCATGTGTATGTCAAGCTCTTCTTGCGAATCAGGTAATGTTTCTGGAGGATTTTCAAAAAGATTAATACCAAAGTTTTCTTGCGCAAAATTGTTAAGCTCTTCTGTTTGCTTATCTCTTATTACGGATTCCATATAAGCAGATCGCTTGCTTACCCCGTATGGGTCTTGTGAATATGTACTAATATCAAAAGATCTATCTGCGATCCCGTTTACAACTATATCAACAAACTTTGATAATATAGGCACAGGCTTCCAATCTAAATTCAAGTAAGATAAATCTCCATTAATAGAAAGTTCGTCTTTATACTTCTGCACAGGTTGTTCACCTCTTGCATATAACCTTAAGTTATGAAAAGTATTTTGATTGCTTCTATAGCGAGTAGCCCCTGTATTACTGGAAAACCATTCGTTTTGAATCGCTCTACCAACCTGTAACCCGTAACTCTCAGAAACTTTTTCTTGATCACTTACTACCTGGCTAGGGAAAAAACTATTTATTGCATTTATCGCCATATTATCTTTTTATTATTTTTGATGCGTTACCTTCGTGGGTATATTTCGCAAATCTTAAATTAACAACTTGCCTCTGCCTAATATTACTAGGCCTATATAGATCTTTGTTGCAAGCCATTATGGCAAGCCCAGAGCTAATAGCTGCATCAAACTTCGTCCTATTATTTATATCAAATTTAGACCAGTCGTTTAATGTCTCATTAAAATACATTGTCCCGTACTCTCCTTCGTCATTAAGCCCTACGTGTCTGTCTATATACATTTCAATAGCAGCAGCGTGTGCTTGTTTTATATCCTCACTTGAATTTGGTATTCCACCTATTTCTTTCTCGGTAACAGATAGCTTGTTCCATAGCTTGTCTGGTCTGTTCATAGAGTAACCCCTATAGCCCCTTCTTTTAAAGTAATATAAAAGTCTTGGCTTGTTATTTTCACACAATAAAGGCATTCCATAAAATACGCATGCCATAAGGACATCTTCAAAAAATATCTCAGCGGTTTGAGGCCTTGCTACATACTCTAAAAAGAAAGTACTTGGCGGAGCGTCTTCCATACTAAATTTGGTTAAACCGTGCAAAGCACCCTTGGATCCTCTGCCGTCAGTTGTACCTGATATATCGTAACTATCACAACCAAAAGCACCCATGTGTTCATTGCCAGGATGTTTAACGCCGTTTTTGATTACTTGCCTGTTCTGTATACTATATTCAGGTGTCCAAGAAATTAAAAATCTTCCTTGAGGGTTTGGCGTAAATACCACCTTGGTATCTTTAATACCGTTTTCCCAATGAAAACTACCTTTAGTTAATACATTGCTGTTCCTTAGATCTTCGTTGTAATCTATTTGTTCGTATATTTTTGCTAAATTAAATATACTGTTTTTTGTTTCATCTCTGAAAGCGTGTTCCTCTGTTCTAGGAAATTGTCGGTAAAACTCATTTAGAGCGTCCTGGTCGCCTTTTAATCCATCAACCTCATTATTCCAGTGCTCTATAACCCCGACGTCTATAACGTCTCCGTGTGGGTCCACAGTCCTTTCTGATGGCGTATTAAATACAGCGTGCCCGTATTCATCTATAAAACCTTCGTAATTCCATTCCATGGGAATAAACAAAGAATACAGCCCGGATCTAGTTTGACCGTTGGCATTTCTTTTAGTTACGTCTGAACTATTATATAGCTTTTTAAAATTCTCTCCTCCTTTATCTAATGCGTTTGATGTTGATCCCATCATGCACTTACCAATAATACGACTACCTAATCTTAATGTTGTTTTCGTGACCCTCCAGTTGTTGAGGATGTTGTTCGGCCTTTCCCATTTACCGCTCTCATCGTGGACGAGGAGTTTAAGTTTCTCCCCATCGTACGCATTGTCCCCTGTGTTCTTCCAGTCAATGGTGGTATCGAGACCTGCGAGCGATTCCGTCTTGTCATTCGAATCGAGTCTGCGTCGTGTGAATTTGGATGCGGGTACTCTGTATGCGAGTTCTGTTTTGGGACGGTCCATTCCGTCTTGTATTGGTTTGAAAAAGAATGGGTAGTTAACAGATATGGGTACAACCTTATCGGTGAACATTTTCTTCGCATCGGCCCCAGATTTGGACAATATTCCAATCCGTGCATCGCTTGATATGGTCGCGAGGTTAACTGTCTCCCCTGACCCCATGAACGAAAAACCCGAACGTCTGTTCTTAAGATAACACATACCATAACATCTTCTGTCGGCTTTACAAGCTTCCCAGAATATGAAGAATAATCTGTTTGATTCCCTAAAGTCAGGTTGCCCAACGTCAATCTTGGTCCACTGCAAGTACATAAAGTGAGTACCAGTAAGGTAAGTATCCACGCCTTTATTATTGAACCAATGACCGTTCTCTCTTTTGTTGAAATTTTCATCTATATATTCTCCCCATTTTGTTTTGAATCCCTCAGGGTAATCCCTCCAATCAAAAATGCTTTTTATGCCTTTCAATTCTTTTGGGTATTCCTCTGGAGTCCATTTGTTAGTAGCTTTACTTAATTTGCCTGGAGATTTAGGCAGCGCTATCTTTAGATTTTGTATATTATAGATTTCGCCTATTTGTCCAGTTTTGCTTATAACAACGACATCGTGTTCCTTGTTATAGCCATATTCCCATTTTTTACCTTTATTAAGCCGCGTAATTGTTGTGCGCCTTATAGGTTCTATTATTTGATATAGTTCTTGGGTATACATTATTTGGATCTATTTTCAGCAAATCCACCGAAGCTAGTAGTTTCAACTTCTTGCCTAGGTTTGTTCTCGAGGATTCTTTCTTCCTCTTCAATACGGTTAAGTATTTCAAACGCGTCAAATATAGCCAGCTTTTTTGTAGCTGCCGCATTCTTGAGTCTGTCTGCTGAAATGTCATCGTCTGAATCCACGATGTCTTCTTTAGCTACTTTAATGAGTTCCTCTACTGCTCTGTGCCCAGCTCGGATTATATTCCTCTTCGTTTCCTTTATGTCCATAATTGATTGTAATTGAATTGTTGGGTACTCGGTATAACCTCTGCCCGTCTATAATAAATTCGTATTCTGATGTAGGCCTAAAACCCACTATATTATCTACTTCTAAGCCACAAGTGCAATACTTAACCACGCCTATTAAAGGCTTTTCAAAATCCATTGAAAACATTTTGGTTTCTTTAACCGGCATTACAAAGCAAAAACCTTCTAATGCTTTCCACTCGCCGTTTCTTCTGTAAGCGTATATTTGATCAGGTTGTGCTAAGTAGGTCTCTTCAGTTAAATAGCTTTTACTATTTTTTTCTTTACCTCTTACGTCTCTAAATCTTCTGAATACATTGTGATGCACTATAACCTCATCACCTTCTTTTATTTCTTTATATTTCTCCGCTAATGGTAAGCTTAAAACAACACCAACTCTATTCGAGTACTCATGGTTTTGTAATTCAGTATTAAGCAATAGCTCTTGTCCGTCGATAGTTGTTTGTCCTGTCGTTCTAGCACCTTTTGGCGATACTAGGTAATTAAATACACTCTGCATTCTACCATGCAATATTGTATTCCACAGATATAGACATATTCTTATTGAAGTCTTTCCATGGCATGATAACATCCCCTTTTGATATATAGATTGAGTACTTTGTTTCCTCTTCTATAATGTTCTCTATAGTATGACCACCATACACTTCCTGTCCAACAGTATAGTGCATGGCATCATTCTTATAGTCTTTGCCTACACTAATCTTTCTTATCAGCTGCATGTTCTGTAATTTCCCCCGTAGTAAGATTAATATTTACATCTCCGTATTTAGCGGCTAGTATTTTTTGAGTACTTTCAACTTCTTTATTAAGCAATAGTATGTCTGCTATTAACTTAGCTTTATGCGCTTCGATTCCACCTATTTGCATTTGAACTTCACTAACGCTATTAACCGCTGTTTGTAGTTCTTTTAATTCAGTTTCGCTTAATGATTTTTTCACTGCTGTGAATTCTGTGTACTCTTTTACTTTCTTCATAATATTAAATTTAATTGTTACTTATATGGAAACATCTTATTTAGTGTTTCTTTTCTTTTATCACAACCGCAATCCCATGGCAAAGCCTTAACAGCTTTTTTAATTCCGGTTACGGTTGTAATTTTTTCTATTGTGTCTCCTAAACCTTTGGATTTCATTATTTAAAATACCCTTTTTTTAATGGGCCAGCCTTTTTGAAAAGTCCTCCGCCTTTGCTTAATTTTTGCTCTGCAGGAGTAAACCCTATTTCAGTATTAGGACTTGTATTAATATTTGAAAACGATTTGCTTTTTCCTGATAGAGTAGACATACCTGGTTGCTCTGTTTTTAAATCAAAATCACCCATTGTTGCTCTTTGGTCCTTGTTCCTTACGTTTGCTTTACTAAATCCGCCCACATTTTGTTTGGACTGAGCATTGGTGTTCTCTACCTCTTGCTTTGCAAAAGCTAATTTTGATTTAGCGCTGCGCATTTTGCGTAGTTCTTTTTGACTTAAGTTATCTTTTTGTGTAAATTCACCTGCAGCATTAAAAGATCCGTATTTACCAAGCTTGCGCTCGTTTTTATTTACGCCCCTATTTGCTCTTGTGTTGGCTCTAAAATTATTACGCCTATCATAAGCTGATTGCGCTTTCCCAGTTGATTTTCTGTATAAGTCAGTATTGGTCTTAACCTTAGTTTCCTTGTCCGGCCCTACTGTATCTGGCTCGAATGTTCCAGTACCAACTTTTATTTGATTTTCTTTTCTAGCTCTATATCTATCGTCTTGAGCTTTTCTTTGCTCAGGTGTTAGCGCTGCGTAAGCCGCATCTCCTTCTGCTGTTCTGGTCGGTTTTTTAATCCCGTCCTTCATTATTTCTTTACCTTTAACAATATCTCCAGCTGTTTTAACGGTTGTGGTAGATTGGCTTGAAACCCCTGAGTTGTCTTTCCCCGTCTGTAAAGTTTTCTTATTTTCCGCTTGAGCAGATTTTTCTGCTTCTGTTAAATCCTTAAAAGGAGAAGACTTCATTGAATACCCTTTCATTTTACTTGGAGAAGGCATAGTGCGAGTCTTATTGTTTCCATCAACTCCAGCCGGTCCTACATTTAGTAATGGCTCTTTTGTTTTAAACATGCCACTTTTAACTCTGGCTGTAATTGGTGTATTTTTCATATTTGTAGTTTTGTGTTATTAGAATTTTGAAAACATAGACTTCGTGTCTGCGGGCTTAAAGCCTGTGCCTTTGACAGCGGGATCTTTATCTTTCCCTTTGCCAACTGAATTTGCAAAACCAGCTAAATTTGCTGCAGTAGGTTCTGGGGTTGCGTCTTTAAATCCGTCCGCAACTGCTGCTCCAATATCCGTAAACTTTTTATTAGTATTAGCTGCGCCGTCCACTAAAGCCATATTGATTTTCAAAGGAGATCTAGACTTATCTGTTATAGGTCTGCTTTTACCTAAGTCGCCACTATACCCATCCTGAAAATAAGCTTCACCTCCGTAGAAGTTTTTCTTTATTTTAGCGGGGCTAGTTATGTTGCCAAATCTTTTTTCCGCTCTAGCTAAACTACCTGGCTGATCACCGCCTTGGCCTTGTCTTGGGCCTGGTGCTGATTTTTCTTGAAACCCGTGTTGGTTTCTTTTGCCTAGCCTATTTGCTTCGCCTCTAAAATTTAATCCCATAATTATGATTGTTTATATGCTTCGTTTTCCCACTCAAAATCAGGGTGTCCTTCATTCATTGTAGCCCTATCGTATTTTCTAGCAGGAGATCTAGTGTCTCGTTTCCAAGTAACAGAATCGTCTGAGTATTGCAATCTACCAGAAGCCATTTGATCTAAATGTACTTTTTCGTGGTTTACCGCGTCTTGCACTTTGCTTTCAGGCAAGTCTGAGCTAACAAAGATCGTTCCATCTCTATTAGCTTCTGCTTGTACTCCTTCTTCTAAATCATCCTTTATAATAACAGGTGTGCCAAACTCTGATGTAGCGTCGTGCAAACCGAATATTTCAGAATGTGATTTTAGCTTAAATGCCATTATGCTCTAGCTTCTTTTCTAGCTGCTCTTTTTGCTTTTCTAGCGTCTACTCTATCCATTCTTTTTCTCAACCTTTGAGCTTTGCCTGTGTTTCCACTAGCTAATGCAGCTTCTCCTTTTGCTCTTATTTTTTGAGAACGGGTTGGTTTAGCTTTTGTTACTTTTTTGGTAACTTTAATTTCTTTAGTCTTGATTGGCTTTGCAGTAGGCAATGCAGCCTTTTCGTTTTTAGGGCCTTCTGCTTTTAGGGTAGTAACCTTTTTTGTTTTAGACTTCATTTTAGTCTTAGGAACATCACCGGTGATTTTTCTTCCTCCAGTATTACCGCTATTCATGCTTTCGCCTTTAGTATTACGCATGTTAGGTTCTAAGCCAGGGGTGTTAAGATCAGTGTTACCGAACTTGTCCTTTTTTGTTTGCATGGTGCCATCCCCAAGTTTAGTATAAAGTTTTTTCTTACCTGCTATAACTTTGTTTTGACGCTTTGCTTCTCTTTTATACTCATTTTTATCCAAGTCGCCATAGATGTCCATATCTCTTTTCGCGTAAGCCTCATCCATCGTTCTTTTTTGCTTAGCTGGGGATACCGCTTTTTTTATTTCAGCTACTACTTTGCCTACTCGAGTTTTACCAGATTTTTTTCTTTCGTCAACTCTAGCTTGTGTTTTCTTAGCGTTTTTTTCTTTTCTTTCTGTTGCACTATTGTTTCTTGCCGTTCTTTTCTTTAGCCTTGCGGTTTCTTTTTTAGTTCCCGAAGTGTTTCTTTGTATATTTGCTACCTGATTGCTTACTTGAGCAGCGGCTGCTTCTTGTTGTGCTCGTTGCAATGCAGTTAGAGGCTTAGTCGCTCCTTTTTTTGTTAGTTCGCCGCTATCACCACCTTGTGTATTGGAGATACTCCCTCCCTCTTTAGTCTGTTTTGCCGGAGATCCGAATCTACCCGTTGCCAATAAGACAGGGGATTTAGGTGTCATTTTAAATGCCATAGTGTTTGTTTTATCTTTCGTTATCTTTAATCATATTATCAATCGCATGATTGAAAACCTTATCGGTATATGTTTTGTTTTTATAAAAAGTACTTCTTTCTGATGTAGGCAAATCTTCTTCGCCTAGTAGTATTCTATATATTCTAGTTATAAGTTGCTTACACTTAAAAGAAGTTGTATACGTATTGTACTTCATTGTTGTCCTGTTCCTTTTGCTAAAAACAGTTATCCAATCGTTCTTACGTAATCTTTCCCACCTTGCTTTATCCCAAGAATAGGTGTATGCACCTTTAATAAAATCATTACGTATAAAATGGTTTTTACAATCTAAATAAATAAGTAACTCTAAATCCGCATCTTTCAAATCGTAAGTTTTACAAGCCCATCTTCTGACAAGCCTGTAATACTTAAATATGTTCTTATTCCTTAAATCCTGCGCGCTTAGTCTCATTCAACTAAAACAATATCGTTGATGGTAATAACATGGTACATCCTGTCATTCCATTCTATCCCGTGACCAGCGTGTTTGTCATATCTAACAACACTACCTTCTTTTATATAATCAACTTTATCGCCAGCACTTATAACCTCGGCTTTTAAATACCTAATGTCTGTGTTCTGTATTTCAGTTAATTCTAGGCCAGCAACCGTTTTCGGCGCTTCCTTTATCTTATCTATTACGATATAATAATTAATTGCTTTCAAGAGATCTTACATTTGAGATTATACAATCGGCTGAGATAATAGTAGTGGCAACACTTATTGCATTCTTTAATGCAGACTTAGTTACCAGTACCGGATCTATAATACCGTTATGAACCATTCTTTTATAACACCCACAAGTGACGTCAACACCTACGCCAACCCAATCATCCTCTTCACCGCTACCGGCTTCTATAGATTTTTCTTTTGGTGATATGTAATCAGAGTAACCTGCGTTATCTAATATAATGTTGTAAGGTGATTGTATTGCTTCTAGCAATATTTTGTACCCGTCATTCTTAGGTTCTATAAGTTGAGACGCATTTAATAAAGCAGTTCCACCACCTGGTATAATACCTTCTTGCAAAGCAGCTTTAGTTGCGTGAATAGCGTCTTCTACTCTGTCTTTCTTTTCTTTTAACTCTACGGCAGAATCGGCTCCTACGTATATAACACCAACCTTACCGGTTAGCATTGATAAACGCTGCTCTAATTTCTTTTTAATATAACCGTTTGTTTCTTTGTCAATTTTGTTTTCTACTTCTGCTATTCTATCTGATAGATCTTCGGTTGCTTCTTTAATTTGCAACGTAGTGTTTTTAGCGTCTGTAACGGACTTAATTGCTTCTCCTAATACATCAGGGCTAATAAGATCTAAATCATCCCCTAACTCCTCGTTAACGACTGTGGCGCCGGTTAATATGGCCAGGTCTTCTATAGTGTCTTGCTTAGTTGGGCCAAAACCGGGTAGGTCAACAATATTGACTTTAATGTTGCCCTTAACTTTGTTAGCTAGTAAAGTAGCATACGGCTGTTGATCCATAGGCGCAACAATAAGCAATGCTCTTTTAGTTTTAACTACATGCTCTAATATACTTTGTATACGTCGTACACTTGGTATGTTCGAACTAACTATTAATACATACGGGTTTTCCAACACCGCAGTACCTTTGTCTTTGTCAGTTAATAAATGCGGAGATTTTATACCCGCTTCAAATTGTGTCCCCTCAACAAAATCAACGTAAGTATCATTTGTTTCAGAGTCTTCCATTAGAACGACTCCATTCTTGCCAACTTTTTCAAAAGCCTCTCCAATTTTGTCTCCAAGACTACTGTCATTATTGCAGCTAATATAAGCAACTTGCCTAAGCATTTCGCCTTCAACCGGTATACTGGCATTGTCAAGATAATCGACAACTTCTTTGTAACATTCAGAAATGCCGTCTTTAATACTTCTAATCTTTTCTTCACCCTTGTAATTGTTTAGTCCTGTTAATAATGAAGTAGCAAGAACGGTAGCTGTAGTAGTACCGTCTCCTGCTTCTTTCACTGTATTGTTAGCTGCTTCCTTTATTAAGGTGGCACCTATATTCTCGACCGGGTCCATTAAGACTACGCTTTCTGCAACGGTTACCCCGTCTTTTGTTATCACCGGTCTGCCCATTGCGTCCTCATATATCACGCACTTTCCTGAAGCCCCTAATGTGGACTTAACTGCGTTTGATAATTTATAAACACCTGACAATATCTTATTGCGCGCTTCTTCTCCGAAGCTTAGATCCTTTACGATCTGACTTGGTAAATTGAATTCCATTTAATTTAATTTAATTGATTTAATCTTATATGCCTTTTGGCATACCTTTATTATTACGTAGAATAATTTTATTTAATACTTTACGTTACAGGCTCGCCAATAGTAAGCGTTATTGACACTGGGTTTATCTCCAGGTTGATAGCGTTAGCTATGTTTGTTTCTATTGCCGCAACTTGCTCTGCGCCCATTGCTGCTTGGGTCCAAGCTACAACTTCATCATTAGTTAGCTCGTCAAATGGTATAAAATTTGTTATGTCGTCAATATTCAAAACCTGTGTTCCTATATTTGTGGAGGAGTATTCTTCGTCTCCCTCGGTGGTGGTTCCTGTAACTATCCAGTGTACGTTATACACTACATCGTCATTTCCGCCTGTTTCCACGTAAGCATCTACTGTTTTGCAATTCCAATTGTATGTTATCATAATTTTTTTTATTTAATAATTTTATTCTATCTTAGGAGGCGGTTATCTTTCTTCAAGAATATTTACTATTTTTAAATTTTGGTTTCCGTCTTGCCATACATCTCCGTTTACTAATCCGCCGTTCAGAGCTTCCTTCAGATCCCGAAAGACAGGAACATTACCTAAGTTTAATTGCGTGAATATTTTGGTTTTCTTTTCATACCCATTTATTTCTAAATGCTTTACAGGTTCAGGTCTACCTTCTCCGTCTCCTGTATTTGTGTTAAAAGTCATGTTCACCCTGGGGTCTTCATAAACATCAGATTGGCCATTGGTTTCTACTGATATTACGGCCATATCCGTGGGCGGTATTCCCTTGCTACCAAACCTAGAGGGCTCTTGCACGGACCTAAATTGTAGTCTTCCAATATATTGAGGAGTAGGAGGTGTGCTTCCTTTCTGATTAAAATATGGATGAGTAATTGCAATAGAAGGCGTTTGCGGCCCAGGGGTGATGATAGGGCTGGTGGAATAAGCGGTAGTTGACATCACATCAAGAGTTACTCTATCCCTAAATATATTTGGACTATTAATACCTACATGGCCTCTTTTGTCAATAGTAAATCTTTCTCGCCCTGGATAAAATTCTCCCGGATTTTCTGAAAATGGTTCCCCGGTATATAGCTTTATTTTATTTGGAGCGTTAATTTCCTGCGGCTGAAACTCAAGCGTACTGTCTTCAAACCCGCCTATGCTGATAGTGGTTTCTGCGGCAACACCTATAAATCTCTTATTAAATGTTATTTGGGTAGCAAAAGCGCATGAATCTGGAAATGTCGGTTCACTCTCTAGGTATTTATAGTTAATTTGCGATATTTTGCTTTGATTGGATGTTTTCTCGTCAAACGTTTCTACTCCTTCTAACGTAACCGTATCCATTATAAATTCTTTCATACTTTTATCTTAATTGCTCCATGTGTTAGTAACTATATTAACCCAAGCGTAACTACTAGGCCCAGTCTTCATGCACATGTCTACCATACTCTGGCTTTTAGGAACATCAGGCGCAAGTCTATATCTTAATGTACCCTCTTTGTCTGCGGTTGCGGTGTCCGTGTCATTAGCTACTTTTACTCCACCTGCTACATCTAATTTAGCTTTTGGACTAGTCGTTCCGATACCTACGTTGCCACTTGA